ACGCTGGCTTGGTTGAAGGCATGAAGGGTCTGTTTAATCCAACAGATACCGTTAGCCGTCAATTCAAGAACGGCATGATGGGCGCTGGCGTATTGGGCTTTGATGAAGTCAATATGTCTCAATCTATCAAGCAACACACTACTGGTTCACGCAGCGCAACTGCTTCTACATTGGTTAAAACTCCCGGCGTTACTTCCGAAGGTTCTTCGACTATCTTGTTGGAGCAAGGTTCTGTAACTACCACCATTAAAGCTGGTGACGTGTTCACTATCAGTGCTTGCAATGCAGTCAACCCACAGACCCGTGAAACCACTGGTTCTTTGTTCCAATTCGTAGCCTTGGCTGATGCCACTGCTGTGTCTGGTACTTGGACTGTGACCGTTGCTCCTATGTACTCTGCAAATACTGCTTTGGCTACTGTGGATGTCTTGCCTGCAACTGGCGGTGTTGTAACCTTCGTTGGTACTGCTTCTACTGCTTATGCACAGAACTTGGTCTACCACAAAGATGCGATCACCTTCGCTACTGCTGACTTGTTGCTGCCTCAAGGCGTTGACATGGCTTCCCGTGCGGTTCATAACGGTATCAGCTTGCGTGTTGTGCGCCAGTACGATATTAACAATGACCGTATGCCTTGCCGTATTGACGTACTGTATGGTTTTAGCACCATCCGTCCACAGATGGCTTGCCGTATCTGGGGCTAAACAAATGGGGCTTCGGCCCCGTTTTTCGTATTAACATTTTTAAAGGAAATTATCATGGCTCTCCCTAATGGCGCAGGTGGTTATCAAGTTGGTGACGGTAATATCGGTGAAGCTGTTTTGTCGGTTCAAGGTGCTCCCACTGCCGTGGCTGCTGCCGCGACAATGACAACTGCTGAACTGTCTAACGGTTTGTTTGTGTTCAACGGCGCTGCTGGTAATCTGACTTTGCCCACAGTGGCATTGGTAGAAGCCGACATCACGGCTGCATCAAAAGTCAACGCTTCTCTTGACTTCATCATCATCAATATTGATGCTTCCGGTTCTGACTCAGTTACTTTGGCTGTTGGTACTGGTTGGACAATTGTTGGCGTTGCTGCGGTAGCTGTTAACACTTCTGCTCAATTCCGCGCCCGTAAAACAGGCGATGGTACTTGGACTGCATACCGCATTGCCTAACTCTGATGGGGCTTCGGCCCCGTCTTCTTAAAGGAACATCATGCCAAATACTAAAGCTGTCGGCGTTGCGTATAGCGACCCCGAATTTGATAGCGTAACCGTTATTGGCGCGTCAGCGTTGCAAGCGGTAACTGCTACGACCATAACTGCTACAACCATAGCTGGCACTTCAACCGGGGCTATTCGTCTTCCTGTTGCTGCTGTTGCTGCGGCTGGCAGTACTCAAGGCAATGCTGCTGCACTAGCTGAAGGTTTAAACGTTGTCTCTGCTGCTGACGGCACAAAAGGCGTTAGATTGCCTACAGCGGTAGCTGGTATGGTAATTATTGTTAAAAACACCGCTGCCGGAGCGCTGAATATTTATCCCGCCACTGGCGGGGCAGTTAATGCAGTTGCGGCTAACGGTGCGTATAGCATAACAAACCTTACCAGTTCGTTGTTGGTGGCATCTTCTACTACCCAGTGGTATTCTGTTCCATTGGTGGCTTCTTAAACCAGATTAAAAGGGGGCTAATCACCCCCTTTTTCCTATGAACATTTATCTCTCTCACCCCGTCCACGGACGCAAAGTTGCCACTATGGAACTTGAAGCCGTTTACGATGAAGAAAACGGCTGGACACGGTATACTCTGGATACGCCCTCGGAATCCGAAGATGCGGCCCCTGTGAATGCACTGGGAACAAAGCGCAAATATGTTCGCAAAGTAGAAACTGAGACTGCAACCGAAGGGATTTAATTATGGCAACCACCGCTGGCGATCAAATCAATCGGGCGCTTCGGCTGCTCGGCGTGCTTGCCGAAGGTGAAACGCCATCCGCAGCGACATCGCAAGATGGCCTGACTGCGCTAAACCAAATGATCGACTCGTGGAATACAGAACGTCTGTCTGTATTCAGCACCCAAGATCAAATCTTCACATGGCCTGCGGGTCAGATTACTCGCACACTTGGGCCAAGTGGTGACTTTATTGGCAACCGCCCAGTCTTGTTTGACGATGCCACCTACTACCGTGACGCAGGCACAAATGTGTCTTTCGGCATCAAGTTTATCAATCAGCAGCAGTACGATGGCATTGCAGTTAAGACTGTAACTTCCACTTACCCACAGGTCATTTTTGTCAACATGACCTACCCTGACGCTACGATGACGGTGTACCCAAAGCCTACACGGGACTTGGAGTGGCACTTTGTTTCGGTTCAAGAACTGAGCAACCCTGCCGTCCTGACAACTAATCTGACATTCCCACCGGGCTACCTGCGTGCGTTTGTCTACAACTTGGCAATGGAGATCGCACCTGAGTTTGGTGTTGAACCCAGCCCCCAAGTGACCCGTATTGCTATGACCAGCAAGCGCAACCTGAAACGCATCAACAACCCTGATGACATCATGTCTATGCCTTACTCACTCATAGCAACTCGTCAACGGTTTAACGTCTATGCGGGTAACTACTAATGCAAACACCGATTCTGGGCGCGTCTTATGTCGCACGCAGTGTCAATGCTGCGGATAACCGACTTGTCAATCTTTTCCCAGAGGCTACCGCCGATGGGGGCAAGACTGCGGGATTTTTTAACCGTACACCGGGCTTAAAGTTCCAGCAAGCCATAGGCACTGGCCCCATTCGGGCGCTGTGGGCGCACCAAACCAACGGCAGCGACTTCTATGTCGTCAGTGGTACTGAGTTCTACAAAGTCACAGGATTGACCGCTACACCCACCAAATTGGGTGATGTGACTGGCACTGGCCCAGTGTCGATTGCTGACAACGGCACACAGATGTTCTTGGCTTGCAATCCTGACGGGTTTATTTACAACGAAGTCACCAATGTGTTTGCCAAGATTACTGACCCTGACTTCACGGGTGCTGTAACCGTTGGCTACTTGGATGGGTACTTTGTCTACAACGAACCCAACAGCCAAAAGGTGTGGGTAACTGAATTGCTAGATGGCAGTTCGGTTGACCCTCTTGACTTTGCGTCTGCTGAAGGCTCACCAGACGGCTTGGTTGCCATCAACGTAGATCACCGCGAAGCATGGCTGTTTGGTACTGACTCAATTGAAGTTTGGTATGACGCTGGATTGGCTGACTTTCCTTTAACGCGCATCCAAGGGGCTTTTAACGAAATTGGATGTGTGAGTGCATTCTCCATTGCAAAGCTGGACAATGCCCTATTCTGGCTTGGCACGGATGCCCGTGGGCAGGGAATCGTTTACCGCGCCAACGGCTACACGGGCGTTAGGATTTCCACCCATGCTATTGAGTACGCCATTGCCCAGTACGGTAATCTCTCAGACGCTGTGGCCTACACTTATCAGCAAGAGGGTCACGCTTTCTATGTGCTGACATTCCCTACTGGCAACGCCACTTGGGTCTACGATGTGTCCACCCAAGCATGGCATGAGCGTGCTGGTTGGAACACTGCCCTTGGTGAATTTACTCGCCACCGTAGCAACTGCCAATGTAACTTTGGTGGCAACACGGTAGTCGGTGACTATGAAAACGGCAACATCTACACCCTTGATCTTGAGGTTTACTCTGACAATGGCGGCATCCAAAAGTGGCTGCGGTCATGGAGAGCATTGCCAACAGGTACAAATAACCTCAAGCGCACGGCGCAGCACAGCTTGCAACTCGATTGTGAGTCGGGTACGGGCTTGGTCACAGGCCAAGGCAGTGACCCTGAGATTATGCTGCGCTTTTCTGACGATGGTGGTCACACATGGTCTAACGAGCATCTAAGCAAAATGGGCAAGATTGGCGAGTATTACCGCCGAGTCTTTTGGCGCAGGCTTGGCATGACCCTTAAACTGCGTGACCGTGTTTACGAAATATCGCAGACTGACCCAGTTAAAGCGGTAATCATGGGTGCTGAAGTAATCATTAGTCCGACCAACGCATAATGGCTACAACGCCCAATGTCACCCAAATCACGGCCCCCCGTGTTCCGCTGATTGATCAGCGGTCAGGGTTGATGTCACGGGAGTGGTATCGGTTTTTTTATAACCAATATGTGATTACTGGTGATGGGACTGGCGTTACCGCTGCTATCAATGGTGGCACTGGCATCTCGTCTTACTTAGTAGGCGACTTGCTGTATGCCAACACTACAACCACTTTGGCAAAACTCCATCCGGGTTCTGCTGGTCAGGTGCTTATTACCAATGGCCCCAGTGCTGCACCATCTTGGGCAACCTCAACAGGGACAGCCCCAGTCACCAAGACTGCGGACTTCACCTTAGCGGACACCGATTCTTGGGTAATCAACAACAAATCGGGGTCAACCTGCACTGTCACCCTACCAGCACCATCGGCTTACACTGGGCGACAGGTTGTGTTTAAGAATATGCAGCCACAACTTTTAGTGTCAGCTTCAAGTAATGTTGTGCCAATTGACAGCACATCGGCTGGAACGGCGATTCTTTTGGATGTTGTGGGAAACTCGGCAACAATGGTGTCTGATGGCGCAAACTGGGTCATCATGCAAGCATCGTCTAACAATAACCTGCTTTTGGAATAATCTGATGCCCGTCATGTCTCAGGAATGGCAAGTAGCCAACCAAGAAAACAAGCGAAACTGGTGTCTAGGCAACCAGCAAGCGGTTGATTTTCTGAATTGTTTATTTGATGCCGTAGAATTATGGGACGATTTGATAGACAAAGATGTCGTGGTTGAGGACAACCACATAAATCGGGTGTTTACCTCGTTGATGTTTGTACTTCCCGCAAACCCTTGGTTTGTGGCAAACTACACCTATTACCAGCCCCTAATCATGGCTGCAATTAACGGGTTTCACGATGCCAATGAAATGTGTAAAAGTGAGAAAAAGCACTTGCGTAATCTTGCATTCCACATTCGTAATTTTGGAATAGAGATTCATATTGCCACTGCATTTTTGATTGGTGGTTTTGACCATATGCGTAAAGTGTCTCGTGAGATACGAGAGTTTTATGCCTTTGAAACTTTTGACGAATGGGAGACAGATCATGCCTGAACCGATTAGTACTGGCGCAGCAATTCTTGGAAGTTCAATTATTGGTGGTGGACTAGCCGCAAAAGGTGCTAGTGATGCTGCTAGAACACAAGCCGATGCAGCAGACCGTGCAGCAGCACTCCAAAAACAAATGTTTGACGAGCAGCAACGGTTGTCTGCGCCCTATCGTGAAGCTGGTGTAACAGGCCAAAACCGATTGATGGAACTCTTGGGGCTAGGTGCAAACACTGGGGCCGAGGGTTATGGTAGGTATTCCAAAGACTTTGGGATGTCTGATTTCCAAGCTGACCCCGGTTACGCCTTCCGATTGGCTGAAGGTCAAAAAAGTCTTGACCGTCAAGCGGCTGCGCGTGGTGGCTTAATCTCTGGTGGCGCACTCAAGGCTGCTACTCGGTATGGTCAGGACATGGGATCGCAAGAGTACGGCAACGCATACAACCGTTACCAAACCAATCGAACAAACCAACTTGCACCCCTCGGCAGCTTAATGTCATCGGGTCAAGCGGCTGCGGCTGGTGCTGCGTCTCAAGCAGGGCAGTATGGCGCAAATGCTGGCAACTTAATGGTGCAGGGTGGACAAGCCCAAGCAGCAGGCCAATTGGGTGTGGGTAACACTTTGAACAATGCACTAGGTACTGCGGCAAGTGCATACCAGAATCAGATGAATTTTGACAAATATTTGGCTAGTCAGAGACAAAATCAGTATCGACCTGATGGTGGAGGAATCCGATAATGGCTGATCTAAACGCACTCATTGCCCAAGGCGCACAATTTGCTGCGCCTGTTGACCCGTTTGCCCAATATGGGAAGATGCAACAGTTGGAACAGGCTAGTTCTACAAACCAACTTAATCGAATGAAGATGGAAGACTATCGGCGTAAGGCTGATGTAACCAATCGACTAGGTGCGCTTGATCCCGCTGCTACTGATTATTTAGCGCAGATTAAAAGAATTGATCCCAAACTTGGTTTTGACCTTGAAGAACAATCAATTAAAAGTAAAAATTTAGGTTTTACTGGCACTGAAACTCAAGCAAAAATTGAAGAAACTAAACGCAAATTGCTTGATTCATCTATGCGAAATATGGCAAGCAATCCGTCAGATGAGAACATTATTGCCCATACCCAAGATTACGAACTAAACTCATTGTTTGCAAACGAGTTACCGTCAATTAAGGCCACTGCTCAACGATTGCTTGCAATGACATTAGAACAACGCAAGGCAGTTTTGTCGGGTGCAGGGGCTACGGCGGCTGACTTAAAACCACCAGCGCCAACCAATATTGCAAATTTGATAAGAGAACGTAATGCGTTACCACAGGGTGACCCAAGTCGTAAACTGTACGATCAACAAATAAATGACCTTGGTGCTGCAAACCGCAATGCACAACAGCGTTTGGCTTTTGATCAAACTAAATTTGAGTGGGAAAAGAAAAACCCAACAAAGGTAATCCAAGACGATGGAACAGGTTTAGTTGCAGTTGACACTAGGACTGGTATAGCCACTCCTGTGGTTTATGGCGCAAATGGTATTCAAGCTGCACCTGCTGCGCCTAGTGTGACCGTGGATGGCAGATCGTTTCCTGGCCTTCGCACCGATGCGCCACCTTCTCTTGCTGGTACAAGAGTGCCTGGTAAGGGTGCGGGAGCGCCGACCGAAGGTGAGCGCAAAGCGGCTACTTTGTTGCAACGCTTGCAAGGTTCACAAAACCAATTGACTCAGGCTTTGTTAGATGACCCAACTGCGGCTGGGCCAGAAGCGTTTGCCGCAGCAGTTGGAAAATTGTCTACAACTGGGGCTAACCTTTTGAATAGTGAAGAACGTCAAAGGGTTGAAGCTGCTCAATTAGATATTCTTGATGCGGCGTTAACACTTGGAACAGGCGCAGCTTATACAAGAGAACAATTAGAAGGTTATCGCCAATCTTATTTCCCAATTTATGGCGACAAGCCTAAAAATATTAAAGACAAACAAGCCCGACTCCAAAATGTTATTGACGCAGCCAATATTGCTGCTGGTAAAGCTGGAAAATTAGTTCCTAAACCACCTCCTGTTACTGGTAGCAGTGATGTAAGAAGTGCCGCCGACAAAATTCTTGGAGCTAAATAATATGGCTACCGCTGACGAATACGCAAAATGGATTGTTGACAACAGCAATAAAAAAGGCACGCCTGATTTTGATACTGTTGCCAAGGCATACCAAGAAGCCAAAGCGTCTGAAACCGTCCAGCCCCAAGGTTTCAATGTTACAAAGATGCTAGGCAACGCGCCTAGCAGTCTGTACAAGAACACCATTGGCGGCTTGTATGAGGCCGTAAGCAGCCCGTTGCAGACAGGCCAGGCTTTGGCTGACGTTATTGCTGGCGGCGCGTACAACGTGCTGCCAAAGCCATTTCAACGTGGTTTGGCTGCGCTTGAAGCCTCACCCTACAACCCACTTGGCAACCCTGCGGCACTACAACGCGCTCAGAATGTTGCTGGCGCTGTTGGAAAAGACTACGCAACTACCTACGGTACTGGCGAAGGTTTCCAACGCACAATGGAAGAAGACCCTTTTAGGGTTGTCGGTGATGTGTCAACATTGCTTGCTGGCGCTGGGGCTGCTACCAAAGTTGCCAATTTGGGTGGCACTGCAAACAAGGTAGCAAATGCGTTATCTACTGCATCTAACGTCACCAATCCAATAAATATGTTGCTTAAACCAGCGGCATCGGTCATTAGCCCAACTGTATCGCCACAAATTCAAGCCTTGATGAAGGAGGGTGTTGTACCTACCATTGGTCAAATTTTGGGCGGTGGTTACAAGCGTGCCGAAGAAGGATTGACAAGCATCCCAGTTCTTGGCGACTATATCAAGAGCGCACAAAACAGGGCAATGCAAAATGTAAATACTGCTGCGTTTAATCGTGCGCTTAGTCCTATTGGCGAATCATTGCCAAAGGGTGTTGTTGGGCGTGAGGCTGTGGAATTTGCATCAAGCAAATTAGATGATGCTTATGGAAAGTTACTGCCAAAAATGACGGTCTTGCAAGATGCGCCATTTCAAACTGAAATTTCTAATTTGAAGAACATGGTTCAGTCTGGCTCAATTGATCCAAAGGCTGTTACTTTCTTTAATAATTGGATTGACAGCAATGTTCTAAATAAATTTCAAGGACAGGGCGCGGTTACAGGTCAAACGCTAAAACAAGTCCAAAGTGATTTACGAGAAACTATTAACCGCCTTGGAGCATCAACGGATGCAGATCAACGATTGATCGGTGATGCCTTAAAAGAAGCACAAGATCAAGTTCGCCAATTGGTGACTAGAAGCAATCCTCAGTTTGCAAAAGAATTAAAAGCCATTGATACGGGCTATGCCAACTTTAAGCGTGTTGAACGTGCAGCCGCTGGCCTTGGTGCAGAGGAAGGTTTGTTTTCACCTGCTCAATTGCAAAGTGCAGTCAAGGCACTTGACAAGAGCAAAGACAAAAGTAAATTTGCAAAGGGCGAAGCCTTAATGCAAGACTTGTCTGAAAGCGCAAAAACAGCATTGGGCAACAAAGTGCCTGACTCTGGCACTCCATTTCGGTCTATGTTGGCAGCGATTGCAGGTGGTGTTGGCGCTTCTGCCGTTGGGTTTCCACAAGTAGCATCCGCACTAAGTGGACTTGCTGCTTCCCCATTGTTGTATTCCAAAACAGGCCAAAACGCCCTAGCAACTTTAATGACCAAAAGACCTGATTTTGCCAACGCATTAGCGGCTCAGTTAAGTGGCAACGAAAGGGCTAAACTACTAGCGTTGATGGCAGCTAAAGCTGGCAACATTCCAAGGTTAGAGGCATCGGGAATGACAACAGACAACCCAACGGGTCGATTTACACAATAGTCGAGGACTAATCTCATGGCATCACTTACCCCTACACCAAAGCAGCAGATTTACGGCAGCGATGGCAACCCGTTAGTCGGTGGCAAGATTTACACCTACGCTGCTGGCACAACGACTCCATTGGCAACCTACACGGATGCTGGTGGCCTTACAGCCAACACCAACCCAATCATCTTGAATTCATTGGGTCAAGCTAACATTTGGCTGGCTTCGTCATCCTCGTACAAGTTCAGCGTATATACATCTGCCGATGTGCTGCTGTACACCGTGGACAACATTGCCACACCCATTGACTATATTTCCCTAGTCACTTCGCTGGCATCACCCCCACCCATCGGTAGCACTGCGCCTAACACTGGCGCATTTACCACTTTGGCTGCGACCACTGGCACTATTACCACGGTTAATGCAACCACCATCACCGCAACTGGCACGATCACCGCTGAAACTTTGACTTTTGAAGGCGGTGGGTCAATGACCAAGCCACCAGAACCGGGCATCCAGTCAATTACTGCGGTTGCTGCTGCTAGTGCGCTTACGGTTACATTGAACCCAACAACCTTAGACTTTAGGTCTTCTACTTTGACCAGTGGCACTATAGTGTCTCGAACAATTGCATCGGCTATATCTGTAGTTGTGTCATCAGGGTCAACGCTTGGCACTGTTTCAGCAACACAAAGTCGAATTGTTGTATTGGCACTTGACAATGCTGGCACAGTAGAACTAGCGGTTGTCAACATTGCAGGTGGTAATGATTTAACAGAGACAGGGTTAATTAGCACCACAGCAGAGGGCGGGGCTGGTGCTGCTGATAGCGCATCGGTTGTCTATTCAACCACTGCCCGTACAAACGTGGCTTACCGTGTGGTGGGTTACATTGAAAGCACCCAAGCCACTGCGGGAACTTGGGCAACTGCGCCAAGCACCATTCAAGGGTGTGGCGGTCAGGCTCTAACTTCTATGAGTAGTTTGGGGTATGGGCAGACTTGGCAGACAGTCACGAGGGCCATAGGGACTACTTATTACAACACCACAGGCAAGCCCATTATGTTAAGTATGTTAGGCACAGGGGCCGGAACTGGCACTGTTTCTATCTCGATCAACATTAACGCAGCGGGGGCGTTTGTTGTTGCACAAGCATCGTCTGCAAGCAATATGTTTTCAATAACCGGAAGCATTGTTATCTCTCCCGGTGCATCGTATGTTATGACAACTTCTGGGATTACGGCAATCACCGCAACAGAACTGAGGTAATCAAAAATGAACTACAAAGCACCCAACAACTCACTCCACTTCATTGAGCCTGAGTACGCTCATCTTCTCCCTCAAGGAAGTGTACAAATCACAGACGCAGAAGCTGAAGCATTACGCCCAAAGCCTCCAGAGCCTACCTACGCCCAGTTGCGTGCTGCCGAGTATCCACCGATGACTGATTACCTTGATGGTATCGCCAAGGGCGATACGGCGCAGGTCAACACCTACATTGCTGCGTGCCTAGCAGTCAAAGCAAAGTATCCCAAGGCGTGACATGGACTATCAAGTATTTTTTAATGCGGCCCTTGGACTAGCAGCGTTTCTTGGCGGGTGGACATTGAACGGGATCACCAAGGCTATTGAGCGCCTTGATGTTGATGTACGCAATATGCCAATGCACTATCTCAGCAAAGACGATTACCGCAACGACATTCGAGAAGTTAAAGAAATGCTTGGTAAGATTTTTGACAAACTCGACACTAAAGTGGACAAGTGATTGATGTTGCATCAGCACAGATACCTTGGCCCAACACCGAACAAAAAATCGTGTTGGTTTGCCGCGTCGTGCTGCCGAACGAAAAGTATGGGGCTAATGAATTTTTAGATAAAGACGGGAGGGTGTGCCGTTGGGTTCTGGAGGTGGTTAAGAAAGAACGCCATGATTGACCCTATAACAGCGTTTGCGGCTGCTAGAGCGGCTGTATCGGGAATCCAAGCAGCCATAAAGCTGGGGAAAGATATTCAAGGCATCACTGGCGACGTGATGAAATTTTTTGATGCCAAGGACGTTGTTGCAAAGCAGGCGGTCAAAGACCCAAAGAAAAAATACAGTTCAGATACCAGTCAGGCCATGAGTACCGTCATGCAACTGCATGAACTCAATAAAGCCGAGGAAGAGTTGAAGTGGCACTTTATTAACCAAGGCCATAGCGCTTTGTGGACGCAGATTGTTTTAGAGCGCAACAGCATAGTGCAGCGCAGGAAAGTGCAGGAGATACTGGATGCTAAAGCGGCTAAGAACCGCAAGCAAGAGATTGACGAAGCCATCACAATGGGGCTTTGCATACTGGTAGCCGCCGCCATATTTTTCTTGGTAGCGTGGGGTGTAATTGCAATGAAAGGAAAATTCTGATGTTTGATATTACTGGACTACTAGCAGTCGGCGGCAAGTTAATTGACAAACTTATTCCCGACCCCGAAGCCAAAGCCAAGGCTCAATTAGAACTTGCCACACTTGCCCAAAGCGGTGAACTGGCAAAGATGGCGAATGAGACAGAGATGTTTAAGGCAGAGCAGGAAAACACCACTGCACGGTGGACTGCGGATATGTCATCCGATTCGTGGTTGTCCAAGAACATTCGACCTATTGCGCTTATTGCCATCTTCATTGCCTACTTCATGTTTACCGCAATGTCAGCATTTGGATACAACGCCCAAGAGTCCTACGTCAATTTGCTAGGGTCGTGGGGCCAAATAGTGTTCCTCGCATATTTCGGTGGCAGAACGGCTGAGAAAATCGTGGAAATGCGGAGCAACAAATGAACAGAGAACAGCTATCCCAATGGGTTACTTTGATTGCGTCCGTCACTCTAGCACTTACTGTGCTGTCAATGGTAGTCGTGTTCATGTTTGGGTTCTTTGACGTGCTAGTCGATAACGACAAACTCTTTGGAATTGTTGGCCCTGCGTTTCAAACCATTGTTGGCGGGTTTCTTGGCCTTATTACTGGTATCAAAATAGGAGAAAACGGCAATGACACACCTAAGTAAACACTTTACCCTTGACGAACTGACCGTCACAGACCACCGTGAGTTTGACAACAGCCCGACACAGGAAGAAATAAGCAACCTGCAACGCTTGGCGCAACTGCTGGAGCAGGTCAAAGAAACCTTGGGCGGCAAACCCGTGATGATTAACTCTGCGTTCCGATGCAAGCAGGTCAATGATGCAGTGGGCAGCAAGGACTCCAGCCAACACCGTCACGGTTGTGCGGCTGACTTCCGAGTGCCAGGTGTTACCCCTGACGAAGTAGTCCGCGCTGTGATTGCTGCCAATCTGCCATTTGATCAGATCATCCGTGAGTTTGACCGTTGGACGCATATCAGCATCCCTAACGTGGATGGAGTCGAACCCCGCAACAATGCACTAATTATTGACAAGGCTGGCACTCGTCAATTTGCGTAGTTCAACCATTGCATCCTTGAAGTCGCCCTGCAACTGTTCAATGGTTTCCTGCTGCTCTTGCATTTTGCGGTAGGCATCAATGGAGAACTTGGCAAGGTTTTCGTGTGACCATGCTGCGAAGTTAGGTAAGTCGCTCACATTACCTCCAAGCATTTTGCAACGCCAACAGGCCATCGTTGTTGCTCTGCTGCTTGTCCTTTGATTCGGTAGCCACAAACAGGCCACACTCGGTATAGCCCTTTCGTCCTGGTCGCAGGTTCACTAATTGGTTTTTACGCACGGCGTTGTAAATAGCATGGCGTGAGATACCAGCTTCTTCAATCTCATGCGTGGTCTTGGGTGTATCGCAAAAGTTAACTACTAATTTGATGGTCATTTTGTATCCTTAAAACGGGCTTTTAGGCCATTGATCCCGTTTCTGCTGCTGGTAGGCTTTCTCTTGTTCCTTAGTCCAAGGGATAGCCCCAGTGGGCGGCGGGAAAGGCCATGTCATTCGGTTGTCTCCTGCTTGGCGGTCAATCCTTCCAAGCGTTTAATCCGTGCCACGTTGTAGGCCACGATCGCGGTGTGGTACTCCATGCTCGACTGATGGCGTAGCTTGGTGCGCTGCGCTTGTATCAGTTCCTCGGCGATGAGTTCGGCAGGGGTCGGCATTACCCAGTGGTTTTGCAGCCATGCCCATACATTTTTTAAGTGGTTCATTTCTTTTCTCTCGCTTTCATCATTACGTCTGCTATTGCATAAGCCTGTGCTGGTATCACGACAAATAAACCATCGTTGTCAATTAACGCTTGCATAGCCTTGGCTGCAAAGTAATCACGCAGGGTCATGCCGTTTGACTCTCCTCCATGCTCAAATAGTGTGGTTGGAAATGCTGGTGTGTCGTTCATTTGAAAATACTCCTTGCTAATACTGTCTTAGTTGGTTCGCATTGCTTAGACTGCGCTTTCGTGTTGCTGAAGTAGCCGATGGCAAAGCAGATGGCGGCGAACACCCCCACGCACTTAACAAACGTCATTAGGTTGTCCCAAAACCGCTCGAACACGGTTGGGGTTTCTTCGTCTTCGACTAGTTGGATTCTTATCTTGCTCATTTCTTGTCTCCTTCGTTGATTGAGTATAAATTCTAGCATACCGCTAGAAAGGGATGGAATCCCACTCCCACACATTGCAGTCAACCATGCCTGTCAACCACTCTTTTGGTGGCTTGGCGGTAAATTCTTGGCATACTCCTGACTGTAATTTTGTACAGGTTTGGCAGTTGACCTGTATCTTGTCAAGCTGCGTTAGCTGTTGCTTCAAGTGTGTCTTGATGGCGTTCAATTCGATCAAATTCATATTCTTTTACCTCTGTAAATTTTCCGTTTCGGCGTGTTGCAATCTTGGCTGGCTGTCTGATCGTGTTGGTTTCCAACCATTCCAGCACTTCGTCCACGCCCCGTGGGTGGTAGCCTCTCTCGCGTGCAAACCACCAGTTCTCTGCCTTTTGCCGTGCGTAGCCACTGTGGTTAAAGCACACCCACTCGCTGGCGCAACGCAACAGGCCATCGTAGTAGTCCACTCTCATGCTGTCAGGCTTGCCTTCTTTGCGGTGCAGCTTGTAGTCCACACGACTGACATCGTGCCAAATCAATTCGGCTGACTGGGCAGACAGCAGCGCGGCGTAAGACACTTTTACATCTTTGACTTCAGCGACTGGCTCTCTGATGATTGCGCCACAGGCGGTGCAGACCAATGCCGATGCTAAGTTGCGCTCTCCGCAATCAGGGCAGACGCAAAATGGGGCTTCTTGCGGCCCACCCGTGCGCTTGGCTCGTCCCTTGATTGTGTCCACTGGCCCCAAGCGTTCCACCGTGTCGGTAAAGTCAAGCACCAAGCAGTCATCTTTGCCGTCAGCAATGCGAGTGCCTCGACCCATGCCTTGGACGTACAGAACTGGCGACTTAGTTGGCCTGCACCACAGGATGCAATCTACATCAGGCACATCAAAACCCACCGACAAGGCCAAGACCGTCACAAGGCAGCGGATGTCGCCAGTCTTAAAGTCTCGGATCAGGTCGGCGCGTTCTTTGGGCGGCGTTTCACCGCACACCACCTCACTTAAAACACCCAACGAATTGAGGCGGTCTGAAAGGCTTTCAGCGTTTTTGACACTAGGTGTAAAGGCTATCCATTTGAGGCGGTCAGATGCCAGTTTGGTGGCTTCCACGGCTACCTGTGACAAGTATTTTTCAACCACATCGGACAACTCACCGACCTTGTAGTCCCCATTGGAGATGCCAACTGAACTCGCATCAATGCGGATGTGCATTGGGGCGGCTGGCGGTACGAGGGGGGCAATAAATTTGGCATCAAGCAGTTCACGCATTGACACTCGGCTGGCGATACCGCTGAACAGCGGATCGTCACCGTCAGTTAGCCAAACCTGATTGCCCCTAAACGGCGTGGCGGTCATGCCCACGGTCCGAAAGTGGCAAATCTCACCCAGCTTGGACAGGAAGCTGCGGTACATCCCCTGTGCCTTGGTGTCCACCAAGTGCGCCTCGTCAATGATGACGCACTTGATGTCACCCAACAGGTGGGCGCTTTTGTGAATGCTGCCAATGGTGGCGACAATCACATCGGCGTGGTGCTGCTTCTTGCCCAGGCTTGCGCTGACAAACCCCACATGAATGCGGTCAGGCAGCAACGCTTGGAGTTTGGCAGCGTTCTGCTCTGCCAACTCCTTGCTCGGCACAAGCACCACCGTGCGAGGGTGGTAGTCAGGCCACTGATCCCACATCTGGCGCACAATCTCAGCGCAGATTACCGACTTACCTGCGGCGGTCGGAAGCACTAGCAGCGGGATGTCGGCGCTGCTTTGGTGCTTTGTCCACCAGTCAAATAGGTCGGTGACTGCGCGGGACTGATAGTCACGCAGGATCACGGTACTTTTCCAATTTGGCTATGGGATAAACAGGAATTTCAGTGCCACCTACATCAACGTACTCAATGGACATGATCCTTGG